AACTATAATCATGCTTTAGAAAGATATGAGAAAGAACAAGAGAAAGCATTACAATTGATGAACTTTTATGACTTGTATCAGGATGCACCTAATGGTCCTACTACTAAGTTGGAAGAAAACTGGGTCGCTGATCCAGACTATTTCAACAACAATAGGAGATGGTTCTAAATGTCTAGACCACTAGTTGACAAAGCACAAGTTGTTGAATATCTCAGGGCAGTCGCTAGACAACAAACGCCTATTATTGAGGTATCAGCAACTTATCCTAGTGAAGACGATAACATTGCTTATGGTCTTTATGTTGACGATGTGACTAACAATGCAAGAAGCATCAACCAATTAGCAATCCAAAACTGTGGTTCGATGTACGATGCTGATGATCAATTCAACATCTTATACATCTCGTTTCAAAACGATCCACAATCAATTGTGATACAAGATGCTATTGAAGATTTAGCAGGTAATGTTAATTTCTTTGATGGTTATACATCAGTTCAAATGAGCAGAGATGTGACCATAGGTAATAGGAGTGAAATTCATACCTATACATTTGACTTATCACGTTTAGAATTTAATAACGCCTATCAATCTTAAAGGAGACATCACATGGCAAGAATTACAGTAAACACAGCCGGTACACAACCACATCTTTATGTGAGTACTGATATTGCAGATGTAACCGTCAATCCGCTTGACATTACTTGTTTGCAAGATGTTACCGTTACTAACTCAACAGGAATCTTTTCTTGGACTGATTTCTGTGTCCAATCTACTAACAAAATAACTACTCCTTCTGATAACGAAGTTTCAACTAACATCGTAATTGATGAAGATGGTTTCTTTGGAGATTCTTTAGCAACTCCTGGTACAGCACCTTATATAGGTGTTGCGGAATTATCTAACGATAAAATTAAAGTTTCTTGGAGATTAGTAATGAACGGTGGCATTGCTACTGGCGGCGCAAGATACTACGAAGGGGTAGGTTACCTCTCTAGTGTTGCACCAACAGTTAGCCCAGACTCACCTGTGTGGGTATCTCCATTAACTATCGCAGTTGATGGTGATATGACTATCGGTCAAAATCCGTAAAAAACTAAGGGGACTGGGAATAATCTCAGTCCCTTTTTTTAAAAGGAAAATGGACCAAAAAGGTAAAATGGTCCAGTCAACAATTTATTCAGGAGAAACAAATGAATGATTCAACTCAAGTCTGGCTCAAAACAGACGAAGAAAAACTCAGATCACTCATCGCTGATGAGGCAAAAATGATGCCCATGTTAGATAACATGCAGGCAACTATTAGGCAACTCAAAGCCAAACAACAATTTCGTTTAGCATTATTAAATCAACTATTAGAATCAAAAGAGGATACTGCTAAATACAATATCAACAATTCACAGGAGAATTAACAAATGAATATTAAACAATTTGCCGCAAAACCGCAGTTAATTGAATTAAAAATTACTGACAAAGATTTAGTAGACAAATACGGTGAAGAAATTACTTTCTATACCTATGATGTAGTAGGCATGTCTACATATTTTGATTTTTTTGATGCTAGACAACAAGGTAATTTTAATAATCTCGGTAAATTAATGAAGCAAATGATTTTAGATGAAAAAGGAAAACCTGCTCTTGCAGAAGACGAAGATTTACCAGTAGATATTGCGGCATCAGCAATTAATTTATTAGGTGAAATATTGGGAAAGTCACAGAGCAAGACGTCAATCCAGAAGACTGGAAAGCGGCAAAAATGATAACAATAGGTCGCATGGCAGAAAGATTTGGCATGTTACCAAGTCAAGTAGCACAACAAGCCACGACTTATGATTTAATGATCAGTGATGTTCTTGCTACATATGACAGATATCAGGCTTCAAAATCAAAAGGAAAAGGACTAGCCGACCCAAGTACATTTAATTTTACACAAGAAGAATTACTAAAAATAAAGAATAGTTAATATGAGCAATATCAGCAAACGATTAAACAAAGTATTAAAAACATTAGATGAAAATAATATCACTAAAGTTGCCTTTAAAAAGTTTGTTGAAGTTACACCTGTTGATAAAGGATATGCACGACAGCATACTAAAAAACAAGGGAATGAAATTATTGCAGACTATGCATATGCTACTCGACTAGAAAACGGATATAGTAATCAAGCACCTAAAGGTATGTCTGAGCCAACAATAGAATATATTAGAGATTATATCGAAGAACAAACCGGAGTTAAAATATAATGGCAACTGTAGACGTTTATAAAATTAAGGTTGACGTATCAGGAGATCAAAATGTAAGAGGTCTTCAAAAAGACATCGATTCTTTTGAAAACGGAATAAACAAAGCCGGAAAAACAATTGCAGGATTTGCGGCGGCAGCTGGTGCAGCCTTTACAGCAATAGGAGTATCTGCATTTAGAATGGCAGATGCTGTTGTCGATTCAGCAAATGGTTTGGGTGTTGCAGTTGATAGATTTTATCAAATTGGTTTAGCCGCAGAACAATCAGGTATTGCGTTTGACGATACTGCTAAGATGTTAGGTAAATTTGCAATGGCTATGGATATGGCTGCAAAAGGCTCGCAAGATATGCAAGATGATTTTGCGAAGGTTGGCATATCACTTGACGATTTAGCAACATTATCTGACCAAGATTTATTTAATAAAGCCGTAGCAGGCTTAGCAGACATGGGCCAAGGCGCAGAACAAACTGCTACATCAATGAAACTATTTGGTAAAGCGGCAAGAGATTTAGATTTTACTACTTTCCAAGAAGAACTTAAAAAGAATGGGGAAGAATCAAAAGAAGCCGCCCGATTACTAGAAGTAGGTGCTGAAGCGGCAGATAGTTTAGAACGAGCATTTAGACAATTACAAATTATTGCGTTGCGTATCTTTGAACCTGTTATACAAGGTATAGCAAATTTTGATCTTAGAGCAAAAGAAACCCAAGAAACAATCAAAATATTAGGTGCAGGAATGGCAGCCATAGGAAGTGCTATTCTTATTGCAAATATTATAAAATTAGTAGGGGCATTTAAACAACTAAGTCTAGCGGCAAGAGCAGTAGCGGTTGCACAAACAGCAGTTGTTGCATTAACCGGTCCTGCTGGCTGGGCCTTAATTGCAGGAGCAACAGCAGCCGCGGCAACCGCATATGTTGCTTTAGATGCGGCATTAGGTGATGCGGCAGAATCAGCAGAAGATTTAACTACTGAAACAAAGGCTCAAACTGAAGCAGAAAAAGAAGCCCAAAGACAACGAGAAATACAAGCAGGTACTGATGCTCTTGCATTACAATCTGCAAAAGATCGTGTTGCTTCTTCTCAACAAAATTTACAAATATCAAAAGAACAATTACAAGAAAATATTAAAATGATTGGTGTTGAAAGCACCTACGCCAATTTAGTTAAAGCAAATAGACAAGCAACAGTAAATGCAGATAAAGAAATTCAGGCTTTAGAAGCATTAATTAACCAAGAATTACAAAAACAATCATCAACTTCTGAAGAACAGATACAAATATATAGAGAACAACAACAAAATATTAGAGATAATATTACTACTACACAAGAATTAAATCAGCAATATTATGAGGGTGTAAGAGCATTAAGGTTACAAACTCAGCAAATACAAGAATTGAAGGCATGGCAAGAAGCCCTTGCTCCTAGTTATCTAGCAATAGCAACTAGTGCAGAAAAACAATTATTATTAGAAGGCAAAATAACACAAGAGACTTTTAATAGACAAGTAGCATATGCAGAATCAAGGATAGCACAACAACAAGCATTAGATATATTACAAAAAGAATTAGATTTAGCCAATTCAAAAGCAGTAATTGACCAAGACGAAGTTGAACGTATCGAAATGCAAATGGAATTAGTTCGTGCTAGATATCGAGCAGAACGCAATGATATCTATAGAACATATGAATTGCAAGAAGCATTACAAGATTCTGCTGTTGCAGGCGCACAAGCAGGTATGGAAGCAATTAGAAATTCAATGACTCCATTTAAATTAGCACAAGATGCAATTGCAAGTACTTGGGGACACATTGGATCTGCTATTGATGATATGGTAGAAAATGGTAAAGCATCTTTTAGCGATCTTGCAAAAAGTATTTTAAAAGATTTAGCAAAAATGATTTTAAAGGCTATGGTGTTCAAATACATTTTTGAACCTATGATGGGTTTCTTTGGTTTACCTATTCCAGGTAAAGCAAACGGGGGACCTGTTGCAGGTGGACAAGCATACATGGTTGGTGAAAGAGGACCAGAATTGTTTGTACCAAAGGGACCAGGACAAATTATACCAAATAACCAATTAGATACTGCATCAGCAGGAACAGGTGTAGTAAATGCACCAGTCACAAACAATTATATTACAAATAACATTAACGCATTAGATTCACGTTCTGTAGCACAAGTATTTGCTGAAAACAGACAAACATTGCTTGGAACTGTAGAATATGCAAGAAAAGAAACCGCATACGGTGTTTAATAATTTAAAGGAGAAACAAATGAGAATAGTAAGCGATAAACAAGTACCACAAACAGGAATATTAAACGTAGCAAGTCTAGGAGCAATTTCACTAACATGGGGACACATGTTAGGGTTAGTTTCGTTATGGCTTTTACCATTAACTGTGCTTTTATATGCAATTGGTTATGGTTCAGAAGTACGTAATATTACTGAACTTAAATCATTTAAGAAATAATTAGGAAATAACGATGGCAGGATTACAAACAATCATTGATAATTGCAATGGTATGGAAATAAATCGCAGAAAAGTTGTTGGAATACAAATTACACGCAACGAAATACCAAGAGTATCGACTACT